AACGGCTTCGCAAGTCTTGAAAAATTAAAACTTCAGGGCGACGACGCCAAAGAGTTTATCGCTTCAATTATCTCGCCGACTTTCATACAAGCTCAAGAGAATGGCTCTATCGCACGCAACGGAACTTTGAGCGATACTGACAGAAACAGCATTGCTGTTGCTACAAACAACGCAAATGCTTCTGACGCTGTTGCAAATAACGGATACTACTTCCAAGTACAAAACTTGACAGCAGAAGACATTCGCTTGCGTCGAGTTAGAGTTCTTGTCTGCTACTTGTGCGGTGGCGTTGTAAACAAGATAGTTATCACAAACAGAATCTATGGAGCATAAACAATGGCAAATAACACAATTTCTACAAACAAAGTCGGCTTCAAAAATACATCGTATTCTTTGACAGCTCTGCCTTTGTTGCCTTACTTGTTGCTTGAAGGCTTTGGACCCGACGGCGTACAATGGGAAAGACCTCAGCCAGCTTCAGTCCGCTTAGGTGCTGACGCTAAAGGTGTTGTCAATCAGCGTGCTGTGACTTACGCTTGCACAGTTCAGTTGTTGCCGACAAGCAACTCTCGTCTTGCGTTAGATAATCTCATCAATCTGACTACTCCGAAATATGGGAAGTCTCTTATGGATTATTCAATGGAGATGACTTGCTTCAACTACACAACTGGCGTGAAGACAATCTACACTGGTGGCACAATCACTGAGATTGACGCTGGCGATAGCGCAAACTTAGACGACGGACAGTCTGACAAGACTTATCGTTTTGAGTTTCTCGACAGAGTTCAACTGCCTTTGTAGGAGATTAAAATATGGAGAAGACGAAAAAAGTAACCGTCAAAGATATTGACGGAAAAACACAGCGCTTTCTGATACGCTTATTCGATGTAGAAAAAGGGCTTGATTTCATTGACCGCTATCTTACAAGCGAGAACAAGTCAATCAAGCCTTTTCTTGCAGATTTATTGCCGTTAGCGACTTTGCTTGACGCAACTGGCGTCAATGAAGTTGACGTGATGAGCTTAGACAAAGCAAAAGTATATTTTGAAAATCCTTTTGCCGTCATCGAGCTAGGGCTTGAAATACTGGAACATCAGAAGGTTTTTATGAAAGAATCCGAAGTCTTCCAGCCATTTCTCGCTCTTCTCGAAAAGAAGTCAGCTTTTCAGACTTCGGGTTCTCAAATCTAATCGGCAATATACTCAAACCTGAGGTTTCAATCTTAGAGCTTAATCAAATGGACATCGCCGACTTGTATCTGACAAATCTGTCAGCGTACATTCGCACACAAAATGAAATTGTTGCTTTCAATAAAGCAAAAGATAAAAACAGGAGTACACGATGAGTCTTTTTTCAACAGCCGTCATTGATTTTTATATCAATACAGCAGACGCTAAGGCACAACTAGGTGGCTTACAGGGGGCTTTTCAGAAAACTGCTGACAAAATACAGAACAATTTCATTGCCAAGCTTGGTGGCTTAGCGCTCGGCGGTGCTGGGATTAAAGCTCTCACTGGTATATATGACGAAGCGACAAAAATTCAGAACTTAGCTGAATCGTGGAACTTGCCGATTGAAAAAGTCAGTCAGTTCGCAAACTCGTTCACGATGTTGGGCGGTACAACTGACGACGCTCTCGGCTCGATAGAAAAGCTTCAAACTTTATCAAATCAGTTGAAGTTTGACTCCTCAGGTGCGCTGAGAGAGCTTTCTGCTCGCTTAGGCACAAACTTGTTCAACAGAGACTTTCAGGGCGCAATTAACTCAATCAGAGGTAGCTTCAGAGGCTTAAGTTCAGGCGCACAGAAAAAAGTCTTAGATATGCTCGGCACAGACAACTTGCCTATGCTGAGAATGTTGAAAATGTCAAAAGAAGAGTACGACAAGCTCAACGCTGACGCTCGTGAATACGGAACTTTGACAGGAAAGACAGGCTTAGCAATCAGAAACATAGAGCTTGCTCTGAGCCGTATCAAGACTTCTATCAAAGGCGTGTTCAATGAGAACTTGAACAAATTAGCGCCAGTTTTTGATACAGTTGCTGACAAGCTCAACTTGATAGCGAACTTGTCGCCTGAAGCAAAAGACGGCATTGTTACAATCACAACAGCTCTGACGCTTCTTGCGCCAGCTATGAAGCTCGTTGGAATGCTCGCTGGTGCAGTGTTCAGTCCGATGACGATAGCGATAGCTGGTCTTGCTGGCGGTGCGTTCTTGCTCTATCAGAACTGGGAAAAAGTCACAAAGGCTGTCAAGAAGTATATTGACGAAAGTCCGAAGCTTCAAGAGTTCTTAGGCAATACTAAGAAGCTGTTTGAAGCGATTGGAGACGGTCTGAAGTGGCTTGCCGATAACTTCAGTCAGTCAGAGTTTTTCAACGCTCTGAAAGACATTTTCAAAGGCGTAGAGCTAGCTTTCAGCGCTATGGCTGGAGTAGGCGAGTGGATAGGCGACAAGACAGCAAAAGTCGTTCAGTACTTTTCGCCTGACTATACAGCGCCTATGGCAGACAACAAAGCTTCTAGCGTTGCGAACACGTCTAATACTACAAACAACTGGTCGTACAACATCGGCACAGTCAAAGCAAATGACGCTCAGTCATTTATTACTGATTATGGACAGACACCGCTCAACAGAAACTCTGTTGCTCAGAACTCGATAGGATATAGACGATGAACTTAACAAGCTTTTTGACAAAGAGCTGGGATAAACTCACAAGCTCAACATATAGCGTATATTCTACAACGTCGGCTGGCGACAAGAAAATATGGCTTGAGTTTGATAGTATTGAAGAGTGTTCTTTTGCTGGCTCTTCTACTGTAACAAAATATCCAGCCGAAATCGGTGTCAACATTACAGACTACAAGTACACTAACCCCGACCAAATAGCGCTGAAGGGCGTCGTCTCAAAGAACGGCACATTCGGGATTGGCGTATTCAACGTCAACTACTCGTTGTTCGGCAAAGACAAGAACAGCCTGATTGAGCGCATTCGTAATCAGTGTGACAGCTTAGTCAGAACTCTTGAGCTTGTGAACATTCAGACACGAAACTCAGGCTTGCGTGAGAACTTCACGCTGACATCGTACACGATAGACGAAAGTCCTGACAACTTCAATCTGCTTGAAGTCGATATGACTTTTGATGAAGTTTTGTTGTTCGGCACAAACGGACAGCTGACACGCAAAGTCTCAGATAGCAATACACAAGACGGCGGTATTGTTCAGACGCTTACAACATCAATCAAGAAGTGGTGGAAAAAATGACGTACAGCTGGTATTTTATCACAGCGCCTGACGGAATAGACACTGTCACAATCAAGAGTAGTTCATACAGCGAGACAATTACTGGCTCGCACGTTCCCTCAGGTGGCTACATCTTCACAACTACGAGCTTTGAAGAAAATGAAGTTGTGACAATCTCGGCTGTTGGTTATAGTCGAGTGACAGCTATCGTCGGCGGTTATAATACTTATTATTTCACAAAGCGTCAGTACGCAACTGACGATGACAGCGTCACAGCAAACGGCTCTCAGACGATTATTAATCTAATCAATGAGCCGAACACGAGTGTCTCTGCTAACATCACAGACAGCAGTGGCAACATTCACAGTGTCGATGTTAAGCTGAGAACAATTCAAGACGGCTCGCTTGTGTGCGATATGCGTATTGATGACGTCGACATCTTCTACGGAAGACGCTGTATCAATAGAATGCCCCTGCTATTCAACAACGCAATAGAGGGCAATTTTTATTTCTACGATTTATACGAGAACGCCGACCCTCAATACACTGGTTTCAATTCTCGGTGGGTTTTAGTATACGACACGGAGTTTAGCTTGAAATGAACTGGCAAAAGCGTTTCTTGAGAATAAGCCTATATCAGAACGGCAAGCTGAGAAATATTCTTAGTGAAGACTTGGCAATCTCGTTCAATACGTCAGAAGCTGTGAGCGGTGGCTTGAATGAAGCAAACATCACAATCAATGGCTTGAAGACTGACACGATGTTCTATCTTGCGACTTCAAACACGCAATGGGTAAAGAACTGGGTACATAATCGTATCATCATTGACGCTGGCTACGACAACAATCACGGCGTGCTTTTTGACGGCACGATTATGGAAGCAAAGCCTAATCTTGCGACAGCAGACTTCTCAATCAATATCAGAGCGATGTCTATGTTCTCTGAACTGATGAAGCCTCAGAGTTATAGCTTCGCTGGCGATACGCCTGTCAATTCTATTGCTCAAAAGCTTGCTGGCGACTTAGGCTTGAAGCTCGTGAGCGATGTCGATAATTCAAAGACAGTCAACAACTTCACTATGCGAGACGAATCAGCAGTCAACGGCATAAGAACTCTTGCTCAAACGACTGGTATGGACATCTTCGAGAGCAAAGGGCGCTTATATCTTAAGAAACCCGACGCTGGGCTAAAGAACGGCAGACAGCTGTATATCAAGTCAGCTGACATTGTCGGCATTCCTGAGCCGACGCCGACAGGCGTGAACATCAACGTCAGAATGAATCCGTCGTTCTTGACAGGGCAACGAGTAAAAGTCAGTTCTGTTCGCTATCCACAACTAGAGAGCTATAACTTCTTCATAATGACAATGGCTCATAGTGGCGCAACAAAAGGTCGTGACTGGATAACTCATCTCAACTTGATAAAAGAAGGAATGGGCTTTTGGCAATGAGTAACAACTTCCCAAATATGAAGCCGTCTGATACTCAGACAGCGTATGGCTCTTTCACATACTCTCTTCAGCAATATCTCGGCTCAAACTTAGGCACAGTTCAGCCTGTTGAAGTTGTCGGCGTCAATGGCGCTTTTGTAAACGTCAAGCCGTTAATTCAAGACATAGATACTCAGGGCAAAGCGATAGCAATCACTGATGATGACATCATACACGACGTTCCAGCGATGAAGTTCAACGCTGGCGGTTGTAAAATACAGTATGTCTCTTCAGTCGGCGACATCGGACTTCTGATTGCTTGCAAAGTCGACATCTCAAACTTCAAGAAGACAAAGCAACAAGCTGTTGTCGGAAGTTATCGAAAATTCAACTGGGCTGACGGCTTCTTCTTGCCACTGTCTTTTGAGGCTGACAGCGGTTTCATCTTGCAAAATCAAAACAGCACGATTGAACTGACATCATCAGCAATCAACATCAACGGCGGTACGATTAACTTGACAGGCAATGTCAATCTCGGCGGTGCTGGCGGTGTTGGCGTTGCTAGAATAGGCGACACAGTCGCAAACGGCAAAATCACTTCAGGCAGTTCAAAAGTAAAAGCAATCTAGGACAATTCTATGCAGACACTTCAACTTGATGAGCATAACAATCTAGTCATCTCGAACACTTCGCTCAATGTGATAGACGGAATTGACGCTTGCGCACAAGACACAAAGACGAGAGTTGGCTTGTGCTTTGGCGAAAATCCGTACGATGTCACAGAGGGGATTGACTATTTCAACGACATTCTCGGTCGCTTAGGCGGTCTCGATTATGTCAGAGAAGCAATTCGCAAAAGAATACTTGCGAGTGATGAGATTGTTCAAATCGAAAATATGGAAACTAAAGCTCACGACGGCGAGCTTGATGTAGTCGTAAACATTTCAAGCATATACGGAGTTTTTGAAATATGAGTACTTTCAGCGTAACAAATCAGGGCGTCATTACTGTTGACACAAGCTCAATCAGAGAAGACTTTGTAGAAGCTTACAAGACAGCGCTCGGTGCAAACTTGAACACAGACGCTTCAACGTTTCAGGGGCAAATGATAATCAATGACACTGCGACATTGACAACAGCAATGAACGAAGTTGTCAATATCGCCAACAACTTCAGCCCTTACACAGCAACAGGCGAAGCTCTTGACGTTATTGCAACAATATTCGGTTATTATCGCAAACAGGGCGTTGCGACGACTGTGTATCTAACTTTGACAGGAACGAGCGGAACAGTTATTCCAGCTGGCTCTTTAGTGTCAGACGGAACTCACGAGTACGCTTCTCAAGACGAAATCACTCTTGTCGATAGCGCTGGCGCTGGCTGGTTTCAATGCACAGAAGCTGGTGCAGTCAGATGTCCTATCGCAACAGTGACTTCAATCGTTACGACAATCTCGGGCTGGGATACTGTCATCAACAATACGGCTGGTGTGACTGGTTACGCCACAGAGACAGATAATGAGTTCAGACAGCGTATCACAGCGAACTGGCTCAATGTTCGTGCTAGAAGCGTCTTAGGCGCAATTATAGACAACGTTGCGTCACTTGATAACGTCATCAGTGTTTGCGGTCGTGAGAATCCGACATCGAATACAGTCTCGATTGACGGACAATCGCTGACAGAACATTCAATCTATCTCTGTGTTCTCGGTGGCGATGAAAGCGAAATCGCTAAAGTAATCGCAAATCAGAAGACTCTCGGCGCTGGTACGAATGGCGACACGACAATCGGGTACTATGATTCAGTAGTCGGATATAACTATCAGTACTCAATTCAGAGACCAACAGCAAGAAACTTAGCTATTCAGATTGTGTATGAGCCGAACGCTTACACGTCGGCAGATGTTCAAACTCAAATGTCGTCGCTCATAATGGAATGGCTGAGCAACAATCCACTCAAAATCGGGCAGACTGTTTCAGGCAACGTTCTAGCTCAAGCTCTTGACGGCTTCAATCAAGTCAATCTGCTGTCAGTGAAAGTCAAAGTTGAAGGCGACGCAAACTGGTCTGACTACATCACGAACACAATCGCTCAAGTCGCAACTCTTGACGCAAGCAATATTTCTTTCAGTGAGGTATAAAGATGTTCAAAGAAGTCACGCTGAACAATCTTCAGAAACAGTTCGGCTATACTAACGGCTCAAACTTGTTGCTTCAGAGAGCGTCTGTTTGGGATAAATATATGGGTAATATCTCTAAGACGTTCGTCGACGAGATAATGAACTTGGACACTTGCGTCTCTGACGCTCTTGACTATTTTTGGGGTAGAATCTTCAAAATCAATCGAACTTTTGAAGACGGCGACGGCAATCTGTTCACACTGACTGACGACCAGTTCAGAGAAGTCTTGAAAATACGAGCTTTCGGTACAGTATGGCAAGGAGATATACTGTCGATGAACGAGTTTTTAGGCAACTTATTCAAAGACAGGGGTATCTGCTATATGCGAGACAATCTTGATATGACT